AAGAAGTTGTGTTTCAAGCATCTTATCAAACAAATGTGAAAATCTCAAACGTAGTCTAGCAATAAATTTACCAAACTTTAATTCATCTCTAGTAATTTCAGAAGCACGCCCTAAAGAGAATCCGCTATCAGACTCTAAACGTGAAACTGGAACATTCAATGATTTGAACATTTTCTTTTGGAAATATAATACGTCTTCAATCTCACCAAGATTCTGCCCACCTTGTAGTGTAGTAATCTCTGTACCTTTACCGCCTTCTCTACGTGGCAACCAGAAGTCTTCAAGCATTGTTTGATATCGTCTATCGTCACGAATCTCACCGGTGTTTGCATCATACACTAGTTTGTTTTTATACTTCTGCATGATTTCACGCAAGTACTGTTCAGCCTTCATCTTAGGCAAGTTACCTACGTCAATGTAAAAGATTCTACGTTCTGGTGCCCTTGCAATACGATAGATGACTGTTGCATCTTCCAGCATACGTAATTGATTGAGTGGCTTGATTGCTTTGTGTAGGTGTGAGATGATAACTTTACCATCTTTGTCTGTTAGTCCAGAGTGTGTATACGAGATTGCGTCTGGTGCAATCTTAATTCCTTGATTACCATCATTTGCAAAGCCTTTATCAGAGTAGATAAAGTATTCATTATAACTTGTTGTTGGATTTACAGTTCCTGTTGCAAGATTCTTTTGTGCTTTTTTAGCTTCACGAACTTTGCGAATTTTACGTGGGTCGATGTAGCGAATTTCTTTTAATCCTTGTCTAGGATTCTTATCGTCAATCATCATGTGATAGTATAGTCTACCATCTACGTACCATCTACGAAAGATATCATATCCTTGATTGTTGAAGTCTAATAGTTTCATCACATAATAGAACTCATCACGAATTTTATTTTTAATGGATTCTGGCTGTTCTAGTTTATCTAAAATAACTTGAACTGGATAGTCGCTGTCATCAAAGACTAATGCTTCATTCACAATGTCTTCAATAGCCGTGTCACATTCTGGCTGTAATGCCATCTCACGATATTTTTTAATTAAGTCGGAATCTGATCTTATTTGTCCTTCAAGATCCATATAGGTGCCGTAAATACCGCCACCCGAAATCGGAACCGAGCCATCTTCATCGACGGAAGGAACAAAAGATTTTAATTGTTCAGATTCGGCTTCTTCTTTGCCGATCTTATATCCAAAAAGTTTGAATGCCATATATGATTCTCTCTAAAAAAAATGGGGGCGTAATAGCCCCCATTGTTGACAACTATTACGCAATTATTTATACTGCGTAAAAATCAGCATCACGTTATGTAGTCATATCTGCGGTAGGCGCAAATGTTTCGTCCTTATTGCCTGCTTGTAAGTAATGATATTGGAAATTAACTGTAAATTCTGACAATGTATCTGTACTATCAAACGACAAATCTAATGCACCAACGTCTGTTGGATATGCATCTGTCAATTGATATTGTCTAGATATTGATCCATCAGCTTTTAAGTGTTTAATTTTAACTGTCTGATAATAGTCTGTTGCAAGAGATTTAGATGTAGACTCATAATCTGATGTAGATACATAATTTACCCAAGCATTAAATGCATTACGTAAAGTGTGATTTTCATCATTCATTATTGTTACTGACCAATCTGCAAATGTTCTATCTCCAGCAATCTTAATTCTTCGTCCTGCTCTAAAAGGAACTTCAATGACCCCAATAGTAAAACCTGGCACGGCGGCCGCTTTGCATAAAAGTGTCATGCCATTGCTCAATGCTGTTGAAGTTGACGATATGGCCGTGACAACAGTAGGGGGAAATGTTAATTCTATTTGAAATAGATTGGCTCTGGCGCCTTTGGCGAGTTGTGTTTTTAATGTTGATATTGTTGCGAATGACATTTTGGCTCCTTATATTTATACGTTATTGCCTGCGGCTTCGTTAGTTGGAGTGCCAATCTCAAAATAGTCGTATGTCCAAGTTACTGTGTAATCTTCTACAGCATCTGTGGTGTCATATGATAGATCGATTGATGAAATGTCGCTTGGCCAGCAATTGATTAGTTTATATTCACCGGCATTAACTGAACTTCCATCTTCTCTTAATTGAAAAACTTCAACTGTGCCATATAAACCTTTTGTTGTCGTAGTGCCAACGGATAGTGATCCAGCGTTTCTGTTACCAATAACGCCCGCACCAAAGTTGACTTTGACAATATCATTCTGCCACTTCTCTAATACTGAACGAGATTTGAAGTTCTCATCGTTAAGGATTGTTGTGCTGTATTCAGAAAATGTTCTATCTCCACCCATTTTTAAGCGGCGTCCAGCATTCATAGGAATTTCAATTGTTCCTAATGTTGATGATGGCAATGATGCCGCTCTGCACAAATACTCAACTGCGGTTAAATCATATCCCGCTGGCGCACTAATTTTAATTTTAAATAGATTAGGTCTTGACCCTGCGCCAAGAACTGATCTAAAATCTGATATTTTAAATGACATAACTTTCTCCTTTATTTTCTGTAATTATTTATCCTACAATTTCATTGAATGTAGCGGTACCTCTTACAGAAACAAAGTTAAGTTGAATGAAGTTAACAGAACGAACTGGTTGTACGAAAATGTCACATACGAATTCATTTGCATTTACAACGTCTTCTGGATTATTTGTTCCATCACAAATAACTCTGAATGCTGTAATGCCTCTGCGTGATTGAACACTTCTTAAGTAAGGAGTAATCAAATTCACAAAGTTTGAACGTGTTGTGTCATCGTTTTGGTCGAACAACAAATTGTCTGCGGCTTGTCCAATTGTCTTTTGCAATTCAATAAACAATCTACGAACATTAAGTCTGTTTGTAGATGTATTTCTTAGCGTGAATGTCTTGTCACCAAACAATACTGTACCACGACCAACTTGTGTGATAACTGGATTAACCGATGCACGATACAATGTGTCACGTTCAGTTTGATTTGGATTGAAAGCCAAACGAACTAAGTTTTGAATACGACCAGCAATAAAACCAGCTGGAGACAACCATGGCTCACGATTCAAATCGTTACGTGCAATACAACCTGCAACGTCTGCATTCAATGGCACATAAACATATGCATCATTGTATTTGTCATATTGATATTTCCATCCGCTATCTGCGACAACGTATGTTGAACGTGTAATAGTGTCTGCCCATGAACCGATAGCAGTTGCTTCAGAACCAGCATTGTTAACAACGTTTGCTCTCAATGGAGAAACAGCAACCACAACGTCTTTTCTGATATCAGCAACGTCAGCAATAATTCTATTAATTACTGTTGCGTTTGATTGACCAGCGATGATGATTGATGCAGGAATTTCAGACTTGTTAGCAAATTCTGCATAGCCTGTTGTACGATCACCATCAGATACTGTAGTACCATCAGAACCACCAGCAAGTGAATATACTTTTGGTGTAGATACTGCGGTATATGTTGTTGCAGAACCAGCTACGAGTAATGCAGTACCCCAATTTGATCCTGATGCATCGTGGTCTGTCCAACGAATCCAATTAGATTGTTCGTTGATAACGTCTTTGTAGTAGTTTGATCCACCATTTTCACCTTTAGCATTTGATGCTTTAGATAATGCAGAAAACTTCTCTAAAAGTGTTCCTGGAACTCCTGTGATATCACCAGTTCTGTCAACGACTGCAATATGGATCTCATCACCAGATGCTCCAAGAGTAGTTGCGGCAGAAGATGTTCCTGGACTTGTGTTGAATTCACCGAAATATTCCCAACGGCGAGTGGCAGAAACTGCTGATGCACCAGTTAAGTGTGCAGAAGAGATTGTGAATGATGTTGCGTTAGCAATAGCAGAAACTTGATTAGTACGACCACCGATAACAACTAAATCACCAACTTGCAACTGTGTGTTAGCAGTAGAACCAGAACCCGTAACGGTTGTTCCACCAGAAGCAACAGTAAATGTTCCAGTTAATGCTGAAGTATATGCGCTTGCGCTTGGGCAGGCAGACACTTTAATGGCATTACCTAAAGCGCCAGCATATTTACCCATCCATGGACCATTGTCAAAAGATGCAGTATTTAAATATACGTCATCGTTCTTAATCAAGGATCCAGTACCTGCTGTGTTAGAACCTGTTGTTGCTTCTGCTGTTGCATTTAATGCTGTGTTTGCGACACGAACAATAAACAATGGAGATGAATATCCCAAAAAGTTTGCGGCAGACAAGAAGTCTACGATATTATTTGTATTTGGTTTACCATATTGAGCAACCAAATCAGATTCCGAAGTTACCTGAGTTGGAAATTCAATAGGACCCCAATTGAATTGACCGGCGAAAGCGCCGGCGGTGGAAGCGACTGACTGATTAGATGCAACCAAATCTTGTTCGGTGATCTTAACGCCTGGTGAAATGAGACTTATAGCCATTGAATTCTCCTTGTTATAATGTTTTTTTGTTGTTGGGTTTCTTTAATTTATTTATAAAAAATCAGTTTTCTGAGTTTCCCAAACCTGCCCTGAAGCGTCTTTAAAAAATGCTTCTTCTTCTCCATTATTTATAAAACCAAAGGGTGTTACTTCCTCCTCAATCATTTTGATTCTTGCTTCATATAGTTCTTTTCGAATGTTGATATTTGTCAATTCTTTGAAGTATGAATTTGTTGTTAGCCATGAAAACAGCACTAAAGGCATGACTAAATCATCGTGATATCCTTCGTCAGCAGAATAGCTGTTTCTTTTTTCAATAAATGTTGAAATCTCAGATATGGTGTCTGCATCATTGATAAGAAGTTTTTTCTCTTCAACCAATGACTTGAAGTTAGAACATCCGATGCGCTTAACTTTCTTGTCTGTAATAACACCTAGTTGTGTCTTACCCCCACCAAAACCCCCATTAACAACTTGTCCTTGAGTTGTTCTAGAAACTGATATGATATTTTCATACTCATATTCTGCGTAAAGAATTTCTGCAACTTGCTCTGAAGAATTGATTTCAATTAAAACATATGCTTCATTGTATTCTTTGCCAATTCTGTACAATACTGACGGATACAAAAGTGGGCTAATTTGATTGTTTCTGTATTTGCCTACCATTTTGTAAGGCATCTGATTTATGTCAATAATTACAAATGCTGAATAATCACCACCGACACCCTTTGCTGTGTCTGCAACAATACAGTAAGCGTGATCTTTTTCAACCTTTTCATAAATGTCTAGTCCATCTTTCTGATAGATGATTGGATTAGCAGACATTTGTGCAATAGAATCGGAAGCAATGAGTGTAAGACTAGAACCTAAGAAGTTACATAACACTTCTTGATTGAACTTCAATTCGCCAAGAAGTCTTCGCTGTTCAGACGCCCACTTCTCATCACGCCCAGGAATCTCCCAATATGGAATGAATAGATTGACAAATCCATTTCTGTCATTGTCTGCATCATTCCAGAACTTCCAGAAATGATTGTATCCTAGTGGAGTAGAACTTAGCAGAATCTTTGTTGTTTCACCAGCAGAAATCGTAGGATAAACTGAGGTAAAGAATTGTTCTGCTACATTGTTTGGTATGATAGCGGCTTCGTCAACGTACAATAAGTTAACTGACTTACCACGAATACCAGATGCGCTTGTTGCGGCTGTGAATACGATTGATCCATTCTCCAAAGCAATGTCACCTTTGTTCCATGTAGTGACACCTTGCTGTAACCATGTAGGAAGATTCTCGTACATGATTTGATAACGATACAAAACTTCTCTAGCGGCTGTTGCTTTGTTTGCTAGAATCGCTACAGTCTTGCTTCCTTGAAACAATGTGTACCAAAGAATGTAAGCGGCTGAGGTTGTTGTTTTACCTTGTTGACGACCTTCCATAAGAATAACTTTACGATTCTCATGGATAATCTTTACTTTGTTCTTTTGACAATCGTATAATTTGAATGGCTGAAGCCCGTGATCTAGCGTGACAATCTTACAATAACTTTCAATGAAGTATATTGGATCGTCAGCACATCTTAAATATTCTTCAATCTCTTCTTTGGTGAAATTGAGTGGTACGCCAGATGCTTTTAGATTAGAATTTCCTAAGTAGGATTTTGCAGTCATCTCTTGCCAATTAGTTTCTGTAATTCTGCTGTGCTACCAACAAATAGCGCATTCGTTATATGCTGTGCTGGTTGTGCTGTGTCATCTTTTTTAGATTTCAAGTCTTTTACTTTTTTACCTAAGTCTAACAAATCTTTATTTGTGTCTGACAATGTTTTAATCAACTGACCAACAACTTCATATGCTCTTGGAGACTCACCTTCTTTTGCTAAGAAGATAATGTTTTCCATAGCAACTTTGCCTTGCTCAATGAATAGCTTAAGATTCTCTCTCGCATATTCATAGTCAGCATCAATCGATTCATCGTTCGGTGCACCAGTAGAAACAGGCTCTTTAACTTGTTCTACTACTGCGGGTACCGATGCTTGTTCAACAATCTTACCCTGCACATCAAATATGTCATTCAACTTATCATCAACAGTTTTTTTCATGTAGGAATTATTGGAGGTGTTGTTTGTGTTTCAGTTATGTCAAAATTATCGTCACCAGTGAACGTCTGTATATTTATAGCAGTATTATCAATGTGTGAAGTGTTAACTTCTGCGTTGGAAATATACTTGAATTTTCTACTAGGTCCGAATAGATATCCTTTGATAGTAAAATCCATTTGCCACGAAAGAACTCTACGTCCATCAAAATCGCCTTCATATGAATCATCAACTGTGACAGAGTTTAATTCAATTGGTACGTCCATGTTGATTCCTAATTCAGGAACAAGTTTCATTGTGACTGTCCAATCTGGTGTGAAGAACGGAATAATCTGTTCGACAATTTGCGTACCGTCTTCCGCATATCTAACTAATGCATATA